AAATTGCATTTTTGAGCCCTATTTTATATAGTTTGTAGAGGAACTTCTCTTCATTATATAGTTTTGTTCTTTCTACAAAGTGTTTGAGTGTATGATTCATGTGATTACCGTGTCTCATGTCATCAGCAATATCATACAGAACGGCCTTTTCTTTATTATCACCCAGTCTTAATGCTCTACCTATTGATTGCAGGTTTCGTATCCTAGACTTTGAAGGAGATGCAAACACTACATTATGTAAGTTTCTTATATTAATACCGGTAGAAAAGGTGCCATATGATGCGATAATGATTGCATCGTTTTCTTTTTCTGTTATACTCCTCACTTCTTCTCTTATTTCAACTTCAGTTTTTCCTGAAATGAAAAAGATTTGTCTGTCTTTATTATTGTTTGAATTACAAATCAAATCATACAATAATTTTCCATGTTTGTCAACATATTGGTAGAGTATGAGAGTATTTCCTTTGAGTGAAATGGTTAAGTTTTTGATGAATTTGTTTCTTGATTCATTTAGAATCAGGTATTCAATCTCTTGTTGGTACGTACACTTTTTAAGTTTCTCACAGATTTCTTCTGAATGTTTCAACACTAAACATTTGATTTCAAAATCTGCTAATCTTTTTTTGTCGATCAATTCTTTGGTTGTAGCAACCTTTTCACTAATACCAAAAAGCCCTTCAAGGACTAATTTATGGGTATGTGTGCCGTCTAAGCTTCCTGTAAGCCCTATGCGATATTTTGCATTGATGCAATTTGTAAGAATTGAAGTTAATGATTGTGCTTTGAAACGGTGTGCCTCATCACCAATAACGAAATCGAATTGCTCAAAGTATTCTTTTGGTTGTTTGTAAATTGACTGCCATGTTGATATGATCAAAGGAAGTTTTGTATTTTTGTCTCTTCCTTCGTATATTTTGTGTATGTTTTCAGAAACATTCCATTCGTTTTTAGATGAGTAATCTTTAAAGTCTGAATAAAGTTGTTCAACAAGTGATGTTGTTGGTACTATTATCAAACCTTTTTTGCAATGATAATTCAAAAATTGTCTAATCAAAAGATAAATTATAAGTGATTTACCTGAAGCTGTTGGTGATACAAGCAATGCTCTCTTATTTCGCATTGCATATAAAAAAGCATTCTTTTGATGATCATCAACAGTGAGAGATTTCTTATTTGATTGCGGTTCTATTTGTTGAAAGAATTTATTTGCTAAAGTTTCTGAAAAATCATCAGTCAAATCTGGGCGAGGATCTTGATAATCGACTGTGTAATTTCTTTCTATTGCAAAGCTTTCTATATAATTGAGTAGCCCATGATAGATTAAATTGGTACGCAAGTCATACAATCTAATGCGCCCATCCCAAATTTTGTTTCTGTACGCAGGAACGAATTGATAGCCGGGCACATAGAAGGTAAAATAGTCAGACAATTCTTGTGCTGTGCTTCTTTCGCATAGAACTTTAACGTATGCTTCGTTTTCTTTTTTAATTATTAAATTAGTTTCCACCTATAAATCTTTCCCATGAAATATAATCTCGCAATTGAAACGTTCTGCTTTTTAATTCTTGTAGTATAGATTCGCACGCCGCAACGGCTTCATCATGATACATTTTCTTTTCAAGGAGACGAATTAGTTCTTTGTCTGAATCTATATAGCGTTCAATTCCTTGCTTTGTTTTCAGATTTAGTAGAAAAGGTTCCCATCCTCGTTCCTGCAATTCTTCTTGAGAAAGTGTACCGTTATAGTATTCTTCTTTTATTCTTTTCAATTTAACATAATCAAAGTTTGATTTTTTGGCTGCAAACCTATGTGAAATCAGTATCTTTAGGTATTTGTTGTGAAGCTTTGGTATTTTAAGAAGTTCTTTTCCAGGTTCGGTTGAATCAATGTTCGAATCGATATCCCACAATTTAATTATTTGTTCAAGGTTTTCCATAATGTATCCAATGTTAAACCTATATTATAGCATCACAATCTTTCAATGTCAAAATAATTAATTTTGAAAGATGCTGTAGCATACATATGTTCTTCGGCGGATTGTGTTGTGTCAAACTGAATATCGGATACACTTAATGGAAAAATGCCTTGGTATTTGATTCTAATTTTTGGATTGTTTTGATTTGAAAATACGGTAAGAATGGCTTCAGCTTTTGGTTGCGTTCGATACCCCATATCTGTAGTGATACCACGCATCCAATTATGTATGAATAGCCAAGAAGATAAATCTTCATTGACTAAAAACTCCATATCAAAATTGCCGTAAGCTATTTTGGTACCTGGTACAAATAAGTCTAGATTTGGTGTAACTTGTGTAAGTTCCGTTATTGTGACACCAGGAATATTTACTTTTTGACAGAAGTAAATTGTATCTGAAATCTCTGGAAAACTTACCGTATACTTGGTAGGTTGAAGAAGATTTGTATTTTTTGGTTTGGTTATTAGCCCACTCATTGATTTCTCCTATGTCCATTATTTAGGAATAAAAAAAGAGGAGCCCGAAGGCCCCTCCAAACCACTCTTAATGGTGGCTACATCAATTACATAAGATTTGCGACACGGAAGATACGATAGTACGTGTTACGCTTCGAATATAGCTGACCAAGATCGGCGTTTGGACCACCAGCAAATGGGTTTGCTACCATTCCGTAACGAGTCTTGAAGCCAATCTTTGGCTGGAACGTATACTGATCAACCGCACGAACCATCTGGAGAGGAACGTATGGGCAGTAGAACAGACCAGCGTCATAAGGTGAAGAACCCTTATAACCGATTGTGACAAGCTCTTGATTGCTTGTATAACCACCGAAATATGGATCGATGTAAACCTTGATACGCCCATGCAGGAGACCAGCAAAGGTGTTACCAGTGTCATCAACTTGTAGATCAGTAGAAAGAGCAGGCGTATAAGAAAGAACACCAGCCATAGCCATTGCTGAAGCAACGTCTGAAGAAACGATCAGAACGTTACCTTTACCTCTACGAGTTTCTTTGGCAATCACGTTAGCATCGCGTTCGATTTGGAAAATCAGACCTTTGAAACGCTCAACTGACCAACGACCATTTGAATCTGTGTCGAGATCGAAAACGCCAGCCGTTGTTGTACCATACTGAGCACCGTTTTTAGCAACAGTGTAGATTGTACGAATAACTTCACGGTTGATCTCAGCAAGAATCTCTGTTGACAGAATGTTTGACAGTTCTGTCTCTGCATCAAGCCCGTGAATTGCTTTCAGGTCTTGTGCAAGTTCTAGTGAGTATTCAGCTTTGAGCGCACGGCTTTGTGCTGTAACAGTCACTTTCTCAATCGAGAATGCCATTTGAGCAAATGCTGTATTTGAGTTTGAACCCAAGAATTCAGCCGTTGATGTTGGCATACCGATACCAGTTGTGAATGTATTGGCTGTTGTGAAGCCATTACCAACTGGGTTAGTGAGCGTGTCGCCTGTGGTGTTGTTAGCAAAACCAAAACGGTTTGTACTTGAACCGATACCAGAGAACTGTGTATTAGCTTCGTTGTAGAAAGCTTCAGTTCCTGCTGCCATATTCTCACCAAAACGTGCGCGCATTGCGAAGATAAGCCCTGTAGGACCTGTCATTGGCTGAACGCCTGCAACGTCATAAGCGATTAAGTTTGGAAGCGCACGACGAACGAGACTGATAAGAATTGGGTCAAAGTTCTGAACACCAGCACCAGTTACGTTTGATGGTCCGCCTGTTGTCTCAAGAAGCATACCCATTTGAGCGCGATCAGATGCCATGGCTTGAGATTGATTCTCAAGAACCATTGCTGTGACTGCCTTACGATATGGATCCTTGATTCCGTCCAGTTCTGGATGATCAAGAACTGGTTTCCATTTTGCTTGAAGTTCTTCAGATAGATACATTTAAGTAACTCCTATTGTTATTAATGGTATATTTATTTTAATACCGATTTTGAGATTGTTCTTGCTACGGCGTCTACGAGAGGGTCAGTTGAAATTTTTGTTGGCTTATCTTCTGGCACCTCGACACCTTCTTCTAGAGCAGACTTTTCGGCAGTCTTAACAGAAGATGGCACATATGCATCTTTCAGTGTGTTAAGTTTTACTGCGAAATCTTCCTCAGAAGTAAACTCGACACTCTCTGCGAGTGATTTAAGCTTTTCTACCTGAGTCTGCGTTAGGCCTTCGCAAACTGCTTGCACGGCCTCAAACTTTTTATGCTCGTTGATTTGTTTTTTCAACTCGATTGATCGAGCAATTTGTTCGTTTAGTTTTTCTTCCAGTTCTTCAACGGTTTGTGTGAGTTCTTCAACTACATCAACCTTTTCTTCTGGAATATCGATATAGTGTTCTGCGAATAGATTACGTAGCCCACCAATGAAGTCTTCTACAATTTCTGAACGCAATCCACTTTCGATGGCAAGTTTGTTTTCTTCCATCCATTCTTCGACCATGTAGTTTAGATAATCATCAACTTTCGATGCAAAATCTTCTCTGAGTTCGGAGATGGCATTTTCAAACTGTTCTGCGTATTCTTGTTCCATTTCTTCAGCAATTTCTTCTACGCGAGACATGACTGCTGCTTCAAAAATGGTAGTTGCTTTTTGAACAAATTCTTCTGAAAGGTTTTCGCCATCGACAAGAGCGTCGATATCTTCTTTCATTTTTTTCTTGATCATCTTAGCCATAAGCTTTTTATCTTTGGCTTCATCTTCATGATCTTTGTCATCATCTTTTTCTTCTTCGATTAGGTCTTCTTCATCTTCTTTCACATCTTCATGATATGTTTCAAATGTGGCACCTTTGTTTTTGTCCATCATTTGACGCCCAGGTTTACCTTCTGGATGTTCAACTGAACCGGCTTCAGCAGGTTGACCTTTTAGCTTTTTCATTGGCTCAGCACCAACAGGTGGTGTTGCGCCAGGTGGTGTTGCTGTTGCGACACCTTTCGTTGCATCTGGACCGGCATCAGTAGTTTTTGTGACTTCTGTACCAATGTCACCAACTTCTTTTTGCCCGGCAACAACTGAAGTCGGAAGGCGTGATGGTCCTTCCTGTTTTGCTCTTGCTGTACTGATGCTTTTATTCAGAACGTCAGCGGCAGCTTCAGATAGATTGAACTTCTTAACCATTTAGAAATCTCCTTGGTTTTGTATTTGGAATATTTATAATATTATAATTTTTTAAGAAAGTTTTCGAAGATTTGTAAACTTACTTGTTCAATTTCTTTTCTTGAAGCTTTACGAATTTGCTGTCTAGCTTCTGTATAGTGAACTTCTGTCCATTTACCTTCTACTAACATCCACTCTTTGCCCTCCATAATGCCCTGTACAAAAGCTCCAGGAGCAGAAGGATCGGCTACAATATCTGCCGCTGTGGCAAGATAAAAGTCGGGCTGAACAACATTTACGCCGTTGATCATTTTAAGTGAACCCATACCTCTTGATGATACACCCAACATTGCACCACCTTCAATCAAATTTCTTGCAATGTTACCCATTGGAGTATCAAGAATTTTTGCTTTACCGATCCATTGTGTACCATCTTCAGACAAACCGGTAACCATATGTGAAACGCGGTCAAGATTAATTGTTGGGGTATCAGGATGCCCCAATTCACCAAATGCTCGATTCTTATTAATGTAATCTTGTGTATAACGATCAACTTCTTTTTTCATCGTAGCATACTCATACAATCTTTTATTTTTGTTTTGTCTTTCTGCTACAAGAAAGGGGCCTTGAATGAAAAGATTTTTCTTTCCATTATCTTCCTCTGTCAGATAACGTACTTGTTCCGTTATTTCTTTTATTAGTTTCATCTTACCCCCATTGAAGCTCTTTTTCTTAGAGACATTCTTCTTTTTCTTAAAATTTGGTTTAACTTACTTCTTCTTTTTATTTTTGCTCGTCTAGCACCAATTTTTCGCCTTCTCACTTCATGAGGAGACATTCGTATCAATCTACCACCTCTAAAAGTATAACCTTTTACTGTCGATAATCGTTTGCGCCTTTGTATCTTACCGCCTCTCACTCTTACGCGAACAATTTTTGTTCGCCCCATCTTCTGAACATTAGCCTCTAACAAATTCTCTAGTAAATTTTGTAGTCTTTCTTTGATTATAAGTGAAAGCATTTTACGGCTTCAGACTATACGCACCATAGTTAAATGCAGCAGGATCATTAAATTGCCCGCGCTGGTAGTAAGCATTATCTTTTCTCAATTCTAAAATAACCGTGTAAGAAGAATTTGCAATTTGACCTTTTGTATAAATTCCTATGTCCCCGTTGTTATTTGCACCTACTGATGGATTTCTTATTGTTATCCAGCTGCCTGATGCATCATACTCTCCGTTCCCATGTAAGAGCAAAAGAGGAACTCCGCTATTGGCTGATGCAAATGCTGTATTGGACCAATATAATTGCACAGTACCGTTAGTACCATATGTATCATACCAAATTTTATTTACGGTTAATCCATAATATGGCAAAGGAGTATTGGCAGAACCTCCCCATACATTCGCAACTGGAAAACCATTTGTTGCTAATGCACCATACAGAGTATTCGCTTGAATTCTATGTAGATTGTCTTCCTGACCACTTCCATCAAAATCTGCTGTAATTTTGATGACTGCATATTGTGTTTCATCTTTTAGGACTTGATAAGAATATTGATTTGCCATTTTTTATTCCTTGGAAAACTTTACAATAGTTTGAAAATGTTTAGAACTTGCCTCTAACATATCGACCAGTTTTTGTCTGTTAGTTTCATTAATTTTTTTATAGAGTTGCATGATATCATTTGCAACTTTTGGCGTAACTTCTGTTGTTGATCCGTCTAAATGTTCAACAACAACTGGCTTTTTATTTTCTTTGACCTGTTTAACCTTTTCAAATATTGTTTCTTCTTTTATTGCCGCCCATTGCATACCTTCGTATGGTACGGTTACATATTTGTTGATTTTGTCCACATAGTAAAGTGCAACTCTCTGCCCATTTGGAAATTGTCGAATAGATTTTCTTCTCATTACCAACATTGCAGGAGGATCTAATTCACTTTCTTTTCCCTCTTTTCCTTCATAAACAGGATATGAAGTTGCTTTGAGTGCCATGTCACCTTTAATTTTTTTCATAACTGAATCATGCTCACACATTTCTTCACCTGCGGCATGTCTCTTTTGTACATCATTAAAAGTTTCTGCTACATGAGCAAGATATTCTGGATGATGAGCATGAAACATTATGTGTGCCGCATAATCACCCAAATCTACCATACCTCTTTTTTGTATATCTAGATGTTGATGCAGTTCCGAAGGAGATAGTAATCCGTCTCCGTTGGTGTCAGGAGAACCGTCTTCTTTTATTTGTTTCTGAAGAAAATCTTTTAAACTTTTCATTGTTCTTCTTTGGTATCTTCCACACTTTCTTCTGATTCGTCTTCTACAGTTTCTTCTGATTCGTCTTCTACAGTTTCTTCTGTGTTTTCATCCTCTTGATCATCATATTGCGCTAAAAAGTTTCTAGCAACTTCTTGTTTTCTCTGATCAAGAGCAGCGAAAATTTTATCATTAATTGCATTATACAATGCATTTCTCATTTCGACAGCATTATCCGTAAATGCATTATCAATAACTGAAGTAATATTTTCATCTGGCATTTTACTCTCCAATAAACATTAAATATTTATACCACTCGTTTCATCATACGAATTGCTGGATTGTATGACTCTTTTAAACTCAAATCACCTTTAATTGGCTTATTGTCTGCTGTGTCTCCCGATTCTGATGATGCATTTGAAATTGCAGGAGATGTTGGAGCATTATCCGTTTTTGCTCCTGCCGTATCTGCGGCTAATTCTGCCTGCCCTTGTTGTGCAATCTGCATTGGATCCATAATTAATCCGGCGGCTTTTTCAGCATCAATTTGTTCACGCATTTGTTTGAGATCATCCTCTGTCATGCGTAGAACATTTCTTTGAATCCATTCCATTGAATAATAACGCCCAACATAAGGATCAACAGCACCCAACAACGATAATCTTTCTCTGACTAATTCTGCTTCTTTTAATTCGGCAAAATTATTGTCTTTAATAAAATCATAATAGATATGTTCTTTAAACTCTTCGAATTCATCTGCTGTACAAATACCCTTTAGAACGCATTGAACGCGAAGCGACTGATCAAATATCTCTGAAAACTTTTGTCGTAACCTGTCAACAAATTTAGAAAACTTGACCTCATCTCTTGTGATTTCTCCAACTCTACCAAGCGAAAATCCGGTTTGATTTGGATCAAGGCGAGAGATGGGTACATTGAGTGCTTTATATAATTTCTTTTCGAAATACTTTACATCTTCCAATTCACCTAAATTTTGCCCACCAGGTAATGTCGTGATCTCTGTACCTTTACCACCTTCTCGGCGTGGCAGCCAAAAGTCTTCCATCATGGAAAGAAATTTTCTGTCGTCACGGACTTCACCTGTTTGCGCATCATACACAAGTTTGTTTTTATACTTGACCATAATATCACGAAGGTATTGTTCAGCCTTCAGTTTAGGTAAATTACCTACGTCAATATAGAAAATTCTTCTTTCAGGTGCTCTTGAAATTCTATAAATAACCGTGGCATCTTCAATCATTCTAAGTTGATTGAGAGGCTTGATTGCTTTATGTAGATAAGAAAGAACAACTGCTCGGCGAGAATCCATCAAACCTGAATTGACGTTGATGATTGCGTCTTTTGCAATCCTAGTTCCAACCGGACCATAACTAGAAGATGTTCCAGAAACTACTTTATCATTATAGATGTAATATTCGTTTACTGTTGACACTACATCTGATGCTGTCGTGGCATCTTTTTGTTTTTTAACTTCTCGGACTTTTCTTATTTTTCTTGGATCAATATACCGAAGTTCTTTGATACCAGTTTGTGGAGCTTTTTCATCGATAATAATATGGTAAAATAAACGCCCATCGACATAGAACCTTCTGAATATATCGGTTCCCATATTTTGATAATTTAGTATACGAAGAAGTATGCCGAACTCTTCTTCGATAGCTTTCTTAATTTTTTCTGGTTGCTTTAGATCATCCAGTATCAATCGAATTGATTTTCCGTTATCGTTTTGAACAATTGCTTCGTTAACAATATCTTCGATTGCAGATTCAATTTCTGGTTGCATTGACATTTCACGATAACGGGAAATCAACTCAACTTCGTTTTTGGCGGTACCATCGAGATCAACATAGGTTCCATAATATGCAGCAGCCGAAATAGTTAACGCACCATCTTCATTTGATGGTGCGATAAAAGTTTTCTCTGACTGCTGTTGTAAGTCAGTTTTTTGTCTCGATATTTGAAAACCGAACAAATTAAAAGCCATTGATTTTCCTTTTCAAATTAATCATAATGAGGGGCAAAAGCCCCTCTATATTAGGTCGTTGTTGCCGATTCCCACCACTGATATGCTAGGGTCACAGAAAACTCTTCAATTGAATCATTTGAACCCCAATCAAGATCAATAGGTGACAAATCTACAGGAAAAGCTCCGACAAATTTGTATGCTTTAATTACATCTCCGGTTTTTCCATATTGGTTGACGTTGCCGTCAACAGAATAACCTGTTGGAGTTGCAGCGGAACCGTTTCTTAAGTTAGCTGCATGAGAATTAATGCCATTCATCCAAGATTCAAAAGCTTTGCGAACTTTAAAATTTTCATCATTGATGATTGTAATTGTCCAGTCTGCAAAGTTCCTGTTTCCGGCAAACTTCAATTCACGCCCAAAATAGAACAGTGGTACTGTTCCTAGTGTCGTGCCTGGAAGCTGTGCGCTTTTGCACAAGAAGGTTAATGCTTGTGAAGAACTAACTGCATCTTGTGTATATGTTGGAAAAGGCATTGTGACTTGGAACAGGTTAGGGCGAGCACCATCTCCTACAAGATTTGCTCTAAACTCTGTTACGTTAAAAGCCATTGTTTTCTCCTATTTTTTATTATTTATTAGACAGCACCAACAATTTCACTAAACGCAACACCTGTTCTTACGGCAACAAAGTTCAACTGAATATAATTAATTGATCTTGCGGGTTTGATATAAATGTCACCAACGAATCTATTGTTGTCAATAACTTGTGGTGTATTGTTTGTTGTGTCGCATACAACTCTATAGTCATAGACACCACGACGCCCTTTTACATCACGCAAGAAAGGATCAACTAATGCTACAAATTGCGCTCTTGTAAATTCATCATTGAGTTCAAAGAGAGAAAACTTTGCGGCAGTAGAAATGGCTTTTTCAAGGACGATGAACAGGCGACGAACATTGATTCTACTGAATGCAGAAGGCTGTGTAATCAGAGTTTTATCACCATACAGTAGTGTGCCTTGCCCAGGGAATGAAACAACCGGATTGACACCAATTGAATAGATTGTATCACGTTCTGCTTGTGTTGGATTCCAAGCTAGTTTGACAACATTCTTGATTGCTCCACGGTTTGGACCAGCAGGTGAGAACCACGGATCATTAGTTTGGTCTGTACGAACGCAAAGCCCAGCAATGTCACCGTTCAGAGGAATCCAACGATAGACGTTATTGTACTTATCAAACTGATATTTCCAACCAGAGTCAGCAACAGCAAATGTTGATGCTCTTGATAAGGTATTTACCCAAGAAGTGATTGCTGTTGAAGGTGTTGTACCGCCTACGATACCAGTCTGTGGCGGAGAAATGAAAGCCATGCAATCTTTTCTAGAACTTACAATACTATCAATTACATATTGTTGAACTGTATTTACAATGCCTGAACCACCAGCATCTCCTGTAACAACAAGAGAAATGTCAACAACATCAGGATTTGAAAATTGTGTGAATGCAGAAGTGTAATCACCTGAAGTTAGAACTTGTGTGGCACCATTAGCCAGAGAAATATCTGTTGCTGCAAGTAGCGCAAAGCTTCTATTTGATGCTGTTTGCCCCCAAGTTGTGCTCGTTGTTGCAGGGTCAACTGGACCTAAAGCATACAAATATCTGGATTGATCTCTTAGAACCGTTCTATAGTAAGCTGATGAACCATCATCATTGATAGCGTCAGAAGCTTTTGACAAGAAAGGAAATACTTCAAGAACTGTATTTTTTGCACCACCACTAAACAATCCGTCTTCATCGATAACGATTACATGCATTTGGTCGTTTGTTCCACCAGCATTTGCAACATAGGTAGAAGTATTTGGACCAGCCGGGAAAAATGATTTATATGTCCAAGCTGAGAATCCTGTGTTTGAAGCAAGCACCGAAACTTTCAATGAGTTTCCAATTGCTCCGGGATAACGTGCAACAAATGAAATTGAGTTAGAGTCGGAAATATATGAAGTGTCATATACGTCTTCGTTAGCAATTTGAACGCCAGTGTTCGAAGAAGCGTTTAATGTACCAGAGTTTGCAGCACGAGAAACTTGAAGATTGTTACCATACGCTAAAAAGTTTGCTGCCGAGAAAAACGATACAGCAGTATTTGAATCGGGATTGCCAAATTTGTTGGCTAGATCAGATTCACTTGTTACTAGAGTTCTAATACCCGCTGGACCCCATTGAAATGGTCCAGCGAATGCACCGGCCGTAGTTGACACTGAAGGTACGACAGTAGTTAGGTCGACTTCAGATACATTTACGCCTGGAGAAATTTGAAATGCCATTTTAATCTCCTTGTTTTTATAATACTACTTTGGCAATTAACCTATCTTATATTTATCAAACGAAGAATTTGTAATCTTCATCCTTGGACATCCAAACATCTCCACCTTCCACTTGATAATTCTCATTTTTACCGTCATCGTATATACCAAATGATGGAATTTCATCATCTCTTTGATTCATCATTTCTAATTGCATCTGTTTCCTAAGGTCGTGATTCACTATTTCTTTAAAATATTGTTGTGTCGTCATCCAAGCAAACATAACCAAAGTCATAACCAAATCATCGGTTGATCCTTCTTCTGCTTTGAATGTGTTGTGTGTAGATACAAACGTTGTGAGTTCCGAAATAGTATCAAAATCATTGATTATCAGTTTATCAGATTCAATTAGTGTTTTAAGGTTCGAACACCCAATACGTTTGACTTGACTTGACATTTTAATACCGAGCTGTATGCCTCTACCAAAACCTGTACCCATAGCTTGGGCTTTTTTGTTTCCCGTTTCAATCTTGACCACATTTTCATACTCTAAATCTTGATGTAAAGTGTCGGCTATCTGTGGAGTATTATTTATTTCCACCAAAACATACGCATCGTTGTACAGTTTTGCTGTATTATATATGACCGTTGGAAATAAGATCGGTGAAATTGATGAACTTGCATATTTTGCGACTTGTTTGTACGGTACAGTAGAAATATCAAAAACGGAAAAGGTCGAGTTGTCTAAGTTTCTACCTTCAGATGGATCCACACACATTGCATAGATGTGATCTTTGGTCGTTTCCTCATCACCTTTGATTGGTGGCTCATAGATATGAATTAACTCATGTTTAATTATCGGGTCTTGATAAACCAATTGAGCAAGTTTGGAGCCTGAAATTAAAGTATTGGTTGAACCTAAGAATTCACATTCAAATTCCTGTCTGAATTGTTCCAATGAAGTGTTTTTAATTGTTTGTTCTTTCCATTCCTGATTTCTTCCGGGCACCATTGACCAGTGAATTTGAAAAGGTTTGTAACCGTTCTTTTTACCAATGGCATCCATCCAAAGTTTATAGAACAGATTCATACCGTTTGGTGTAGATACGATGATAATCTTTGTGGTCGTACCGGAAGAAATAACTGGGTAAACTGAGTTAAAGAATTCGTTTGCAATGTTTGCTGGAACGAAAGCGAATTCGTCCAAGAAAACTACATTAAAAGATCCCCCACGAACCGCAGATGATGATGTGGAAGCTGCAATAATCTTAGAACCGTTTTCAAGTTCAACATTACCTTTGTTCCAAGTGACGACACCTTGTTGAAGCCACATTGGAAGGTTTTCGTATGCCAGTTGATATTTACCTAGAATCTCTCTTGCCAAAGAACCTTTGTTTGCCAGAACGGCTATGTTCTGTGAGTCGGTAAAAAGTGTTAACCATAAAAGGTAAGCAACTGAGGTGGTTGTTTTACCTACCTGTCGAGGGCATTTTGTAATTACAAAACGATTTTCATGAAACAAACGTATCATTTCCTCTTGAAAATCCCACATTTCAAAAGGTATCAAACCTTTATCTACGTTTACAATTTTGATATATTTTGCGGAAAAATACACAGGATCCTGTGAACACTTGATGTATTCTTGAACTTGTTCTTCCGTGTAAGAAAGTTCTACACCGGCTCGTTTTAGGAGTGGATTGTCCCTGTATGAGTCTTTATTAATCAATGGCATTTTTACCCTTGATTAGTTTAGACAGTTCGGAAGTTGAACCAACAAAGATAGCTTTATCAACTGTAACTTTTGATTCTGAATTTTTCATACCTTTCATTTCACGCATAAGTTTTTGCATGTTGAGAAGTTTTTCATTTGCTTCGGAGGTATTCTTGATAAGTGTGGCAACAACTTCAAATGCTCTTGGATGTTCCGTCTCAGAAGCAATAGCCAGAAGGTGATCAATTGCTTGATTACCTTTTTCAATTAATTCTTTGTATGTTTGTCTTGATTCTCGATAATCAGCATCAAGGTCTAGTTCAAGCCCTTTTGAAATGATTGATTCTGTAGCAATAGGTAAAGATGGTTTTTCAATAACTTTTGCCGATACATCAAATATTTCAGACATATTTTTTTCAAAGTTTGACATGTTTATAATGTGTTAGGATATTCAGTTATCACTGTTGTGTAAGTGTAATTATTTGGTAGAATAACATTCGATGGATTTGGAGTAATGGTGATGTTTACAAGGTTGGAAGAATTTTCTGAGAAATAAGAAACGACCCAATTTGAATTTGTGCTTGATCCTATAACATTTTGCCCGGCTACAAAATGACCATTCAATTTATTGATTTGAAGTTGTCTTGTAGCAGGCAACCAATTTGACACATTTGCCGTAGCTGTGGCAGTTTCATAAGAATAACCTTGATATACAATTTCATTATACTTATAATTTCCGTTTCCACCGGCGCTCATTGTTGCTGTAATGTTTTTATTTTTTAAAGAGTTATCGTCGAAAATATTTGTTATTGAGGTCCTGATGATTTTAGGCTCACTTATCGCACCATATATGTAACCTTTTATGGTGAAATTAAGTGTCCAAATAATTGTTCTAACATTACTTTCCCAGTTACCTTCATAGTCAATATCATGAGTAATATCTTTCATTATGATTGGCAACTGTTTTACAAGGTTCATTTCAGGTATTAAATTAACTGAAACTGTATAATCGGGAGCAAAATATGGTATAATCTTTTCAATTATTTGTGCGCTATCTTCAAAATTTCTGACATACAAATAGAGCGAAAAATCGAAATCAAAAGGTACTGGATTCCATACTGCAAGAGTTGTTGTTGACGCATCACCTGGATAAATTATTCTTTGATTTGTGTTTAGTTTCCTACCTGCATCATATGACATGTTAGTCATTTCATATGACATAACGGGTAATGTGATTTGAACTTTTTTATCTAAGTTTGGATCACCTTCAAGTCTTGAAACGTATTTTTCTTTTCCACCATATAGAATGGGAACCAGAAAATGTTCAAGTTCTTGCCCATTATCATCATAACGTACTAAATTAATTTGATTGAAAAGATCGCCAAATGCGACAATCATTTTTCTGATTATTCTATGATAAGAGTATCCAATTGTCATGATATTCTACCAAAAGGATTTGATTCTGATGTGTCGATGATAACGTCGGCTTCTGTTTGAATAATTTTGTTATCATACATTTCTCTGATTTCATTATCTTTTAATGGATCAGGAGTATTTGCTGTGGTATAAGAGGCGTTGCTTGTATTTCCACGCAGAAGCATGTTGTTAGCGAAAGTTCCATAGATATCGGTAACTCTCAACTTTGCTTCACTATAATCCCAGTAAGTTACTGTACCATACACTGTGTTTGCTGTGTTATGTACAGACTCACCTTGTATAAAGTTACCGTTACCTGTCGCAATGTTAACGTCAAGTTCTATTGAATATGCATCTTGTGCAACAAGATCATCGATAATTGGAATACCAACATCAATGGTCTCTTGTGAATACTTGAATTTCTCCAACTCAAGCTTATAGAAAAATGGATACTTATTACCTAATACATAGAAAGCCTCAGAGAAATTTACATATTTGATTTCATACATTTCACCAGTTTGTGCAAAAAATGGTATGTAAATCAAATCACCTTCTCTGGGTCTTACATATGTCTGTGGCACCCATCGAGAAAAGGATCTTTTTGATATGATGATTGACATATTGTTACGTATTTCAAGCCCAAACTTTGAGAAGAATTCTCTTTCACCTTCGTAACCATCAACGTTTGTTATGTAAAGTTCTAACGGATATGCAGCAGTGAATTTTTTTAGTGGGTCTTCACCGTATAATAGGTCTCTTGCTTCTTCGTTTATGTTTGGAATGTAATAGCAATCAACACCATTTATTTTAATGGTTTCAATCATCAAGTCTTCGACCAGTCTTTGTTCTGGTGAAGAGTTGAAATTATTAAAATATAGATTCGTAGCCATTAGTTTAGATAGAAGTCCACTGGAAGTTCATATTTGCTCTGCATTTCTTCTTCAAGAGCCTTGATTTCTTCGATGGACTCATCGAATATTTTTTGCCCATTAAGAACAACTCCTCCTGGAAGTTGTACACCAGCAAACTTTTTGAGGTTATTACCCCAAGTTCTTTTGATTAAAGCTGTAGCATACTCTTTTAACCATCGGTCATTCCAAACTGAAATGAAATCTTGTGGGCGAATCAATGCATAACACTCTGCAATAATTACTGTACCAGAATTAACTGCTGTACCCCATCCCCAATCACAATAAAGTCTATGCATATGTCTTTGAAATCTAATTGGAACTTCTCCTGTAAACATAAGTTCCAATGACCTCAAGTGCTGCATCGTAAGCGTATAATTAATATAAGATGCTGATGTAAAGTCATAGAGTTCGTTCAATCTAAGCTGATAGCGTAAGTCAAACATATTGTTTTGATTGATTGAATCGTTTATAGGAAATATTCGAGTAACACCGATAATGTTTACAGTATTTCCACTTGAATCCAACGTTACGGAAGGGTCCAAATTGATATATTTGTTGGACATATCCGTTGTATTAAGTGCTTTGATGTAATAAACTTTTTGAAGCGCATCAAAGTGGTAGTCCTGCCAGTATTGAAGGGCATCGTCTATACGATCTTCGACTTGGTCGTCATCTATATTAATTTCGATTGTAGGAAATCCAAGCCTGCGTAGACAGTAGTCTTTAAAAGTTGATCTATTTGTTACGGAAGGCATTTTTGAACCTTATTTTGGTAGTTATTCACCTATTTATCAAAACCCATTTCTTTTCTTATTTTGGTAGCAGAAATCGTGTGAACATTATCGTCAAAAACTTCTTGATCTATTTTGTAACCCACATCTCGCCCATAGGTAATATTTACGATGTTGGGTACCACTTGTATTTCGTATTGCCCTTGGTACAGAGCGTCTAAATCTCTACGAATATAATTTTCAACCTGTTCGATAGCAAAAGGATTGCTGCCTTGCCAGCCTTGACAGTCACGAATTTGTATGACAACTTGCCCAGTTTTCTTGATAGCTCTTTCAAATAATGCCCTGTGCCCTTGATGCCATGGCTGCCACCTACCTAGCATTTGAACAGTTTCTTTTTTCCAATCGAAAACAGGTCTACGCTGATTTGCTAAAATTTTATCTCCTACAAATGGTATCCATTTTTCTGCATTCTGTTCCGTAATACGGAAGTCGTAAATATCTGGAGAAATGAAAGCTTTATTGGTGTCTTCATACCTACCTGCATCAATTGTGTCCATCCAGATTGTCCAGTCAGCCTTAAAGTTGTGACGCATTTCTGGAAGAGGAGCCACAAAATCACAAATGACAAAATCCGCTTGGCACTTCATTGCAAACTCCGCCATTCTTAAACTTTGTCTAATTCTTCCTTCTCGACTGAAATCCCAATCATTATATTTTTTTCTTACTTCATCGGCATTAAACCATTGAACTGTAAACTTATAGGTTTTTGGAGCACTTTCTAACGAAGGCATTCTTTCAATGGGCATATTGTGTAGCCCGCCGTTTTTTTCCAAATAAATTTTTAGTTTTTCTGCAAAAAAAGTTTTACCTGCTCCAGGCAGGCCCATAATCAATATCTTCTTCATAAAGCCCCCATAATTTTAATGTAGAATTAGTTTTTTTCATATCAGCACAGGTGTATTCTTGATACGAGTTCACTAATTGTTCTGGCATTTTAATTGTTTTGAACTGACAAGGATATAAAGAGTTCACTTCTCTTGCTACTTGCAAAAAAGATTTAGCTTTACCAGTACCAAAATTCCAAATACCACTTTCTTTTATTTGTAAAAATTTTAAATGTAAATCTATGATTTGATCAACGTAAATAAAATCTCTTTTATAGTTCTCACTTTTTTTGAACAATGTTATGTAATTTGTTTCTCTCGCTTCTTTGAGAAATTTGAAGTAAGGGCTAGATTGGTTTAACTTATGATCTTCTCCAAATTCTGCCCATACATTAAAATATCTAAAACCTTGTATTGTAATTCCTACTTTTTGTTGTATAGCTTTATTTGCTTGTCTTTCAAATAGGTATTTAGACCATGCGTAAGGAGTTCTAGGGTCAACAGAAGAATTTTCATTAAATTCTTTGTTCAAGCCATACACTGAAGCTGAGGATGCATATTGTAAATCTATTTTATTTTCGATACACAAATTGAGCAGTTCGACCGAAAAGTCATAGTTCTGTGTCAGAACTTTTTCAACATCTTTTTCGGTTGTTGATGAGATAGCACCTAGGTGCATGACGGTTTTTACACCGTCTAGATTTAATTTATCACCCCATTCAAAACAACGTATTCGATAATTTAATTGAATTAGTCTATGAACTAAAAAACTACCAATGAATCCTTTGTACCCAGTAACAAGAATCATTTCTGACTATCTCCTGGGAGAATTCTATAGTTATCTTGATAATTGTCTTTGGTACTTACTTCTATAATTGTACCTTCTTCTACACAAATCAGTTGATGGGGTTCCAAAATTTTATTTCGCCAAGTATCTCCGACATTTAAAATTTGTTCACTTATTTCGGCATTCTCAGTATCAATTGTTTTTAAAACAAATTTACCTTCAAGTACGTACCACGTTTCATCTTTCTCTGCATGAAAGTGCATACTGAAAGCTCCACCTTTATTAAATTTCAAAAACTTTCCACAATATTTTTCTGTGTCTGCCCAGATGAGTTCTCGCCCCCATCCTTTTTCAATTTTTAGCATAATATTTCTCCTAAATCTGGAGAGTAAACTCCAACATGTTGAATAGTAATTGACGAGGCCTTGATTGCAAATTCAATTGCAATATCTATGTCTTTTGAAAGTAGATGCGCAAAAGAAAAAGCGGAGAGGAATGTGTCTCCTGCTCCGCAAACATCAAACGCTTTAATTTTTGGTACTGAAAACTTTTTATTTTTATATTGTACGTGTGAAGAACCAAAAGTTACTATGACATCCTGCCCATCTGATACACGATTCGAATACTCAAATTCATTTATCTTAATAAAACAATTTTTAAACTTTTGTAGGTCTCTTTTTTTGGTGTCGATATAAATGGGTATTTTTGGTGAATATCTTTGTATAATTTCTCCAATCAACTCATATGAAACAAAGCCCTTTTCGTAATCGGAGATAACGATACCATCAATATCTTTTGGTAAATCTATGTTAGTTTTAAGAGGTTCCGAAACAATGTCTTCATCTATACGAAGCAGGTGTTGATTTGATTTTTCATCGATGTAACGTATCTTTTTTGATTCTTTGCTGAGATATGAAATGACCTCCACACCCAAAGCTTCAAGATTATTTTTGACATTACTTGCCATTCCATTTTTTTGTTCTTTTCTTTTGAACTTAAAAATTGGAACAGGGGCTTCTGGGCTTAATTTATCACATGAGCCATAATGATATTCGTCAACACAACTGTCTCCTATTAATAAAATCTTCAAGGATTTTTGTCGTTGAGTAGCGAGGGTCTCTATCAAAGAATACAAATTGTTTAGCATATTCAAAACCAATAATTTTTTTACCTTTCCAATCGGAACCAATTACCATTATATCTGGAGAATAATCTTTAATCAAGCTTTTTAATTCATCATCAGTATTAAAAATGGTAACTTTATCAACCCATTTAATATTTTCTAAAATACACTGGCGAGTTATTTCATCGTTAAAGGGTCTATCGATTCCTTTTTTTTCTCTAACTCGTTCATCGGAATCGATAGATACCATTAGATAAGTGCCTAATTTTTTTGCTGTTTTAAGTAAAGCCATGTGCCCAGGATGTAGCACATCAAAAGTACCATTGACAAAAATTTTAATCATGATGAAAGGTAGTCTTTAAATCTTCCTGGTTTATGCACACGAATGAAAATGTTTACAGATTCGCAAACATTAGACATAGTGTTTAGATTGATATCAAGTTGTTTACCTCCTAACATTCCTTCTTGTAGTAAATCTTTCCAATATCCTACTAAATTATATGTAACATCATAGACTTCTAAATCAACATCGTGCATAATACCGAAAGTGCTATCACTTAACCCTCTTCTAATCGAATCAATATTGGCAGATTGATCAAACATTCGAAAAGTTTTTGGTGTCAACACTCTAACATGTGTGTAATCATCCCAGTGTAAATCGCACCTATGATGAGGTACATTAATATACCATTCTGCTTGATCACGGCTCACTCGATACATTTCTTTGATGATACTTGTAAATTTTCTTGGTGATTGCCCAAGATGTTCAAGAATGTTGTCGGCTGTAATCTTTTCAAAAAAATCATCTTCATATGGCCATGGTGTTTCTTCTAAATCTAGAACTTGATCGGGATTACATTTTGCTTCGAAGTCCACGTTCCAATGATCAAATAATTTTTTAAAGCCACAACCCATATTTAATTTTTTGTGTTCGGGAGTAATCATATTTTTTCCTTTTCAATCAAATCAGAAATTAATTGTTCACATTTATTTAAAGAGCCTTTCCAATCGCAAGGTAAATCTTGGTGAATACACCAAGCATTTTCATACCAAATAGTTTTGCTCATATCTTCATTATGATTCCATGTAAAATATGCAGCGGCATGCATTAACACTATCGTAGTTTTACCCATGCTTGCGGCCGCATGTGATACACCTGTATCACAGGTTACTATAATATCACAGGTGTCCAATAATGCAAGAGTATCTTCCCAAGTTTCAAAAGGTATATATTTTACTCTAGAATCCTTTTCAATTACGTCTTTTTCTAAATTGACAACTTCACCAAATTTTATTAAATGATCCACAGTTTCCTTTAATGGTAAAGTTCTCAAATTTGTTTCAATATGTGTTTTGTCTCCTTGGACGCAAAGCCCTATTCGTAGTTGTTTTTTTGGAAATTCTTCGTCGTACCTTTTTTTTATATTTAATTCACAGTTTAGATATTTGATAGGGTCAGGTTTTTCCACTGAAAGATGATAAGCTAAACTCATAATGGGAACTGCGTGAATACTTTTTGTTTCTTTCCAAGAGCTTATATCTTTAATGTTGAAAACCCTACAAAAGGTAGGAGATAGTGCTTTGCCATCATAATACACATTTTGACATAGAGTTTTTAATAATGGTAACCATCTTGAAAAAATAATTTGGTCTCCGAACCCAGATTCTGCCAAAACTACTAGATTTTCGGCATGCTGACCATTCCAAAAAGTGTATTTATAATCTGGTAGTTTGAACAACCAGTAAACATGATTCTTTCTGGACTTCTCAATCAGTTCGAAAGCGGCACGGACATTTCCATTTTTATGTTCAAACCAACTCCATGCTAAGTATCTTGTTTTTTCATCTTCGATTGTTTTCACAACTTCATATGCTTCGTCATGCCGATTCATATAGCGCAGATAATTTGCTTTATCTCTTTTTATGGTCCATTCATGTTGTATTGGCAGCTCTTCTTGTTTTTCTAGAATATTCAATGCATTAGGTACATCATTTGCAAAGAAATAACACATTCTCAAATTCATGTAAATGTTGTTTAGTATAACTGGATTTTTTTGTTCTTTCAAAAATCTAGATAACAACTGAGCGGATTCTTTGTATTTTTTTCTTTCAAAAAGAAATTTCGCCTCTTGTTCTAAGGAGCTAACTTTGATTAATTCTATGTTGAGATTGCTCATGTATATACACCATCAAAATTTGAAATTTAAACCTCTTTGAGGTTTGTGAACCCGACACTCAATGTAAATGTCTCCTCCAATGTTATTATAATGTTTGCCCGCAAAATTTATTTCTTCACTACTTTTTTGATTTGAGGATGCATAGGTGTTCCAGGGTTCACTCAAATAAAATATATCCTTTACAACTTCGATATCAATATTATACATTAGACCAAGTTTGGTGTAATGACCTCCTTCTTTTATGTCTCTGATATTGTCGTTCTGATCAAACATTCTCATGGTCGTTGGGCAAATTTTCCTAACGTGTGTGGGATCGATATGAAAAATGTCTGAATTATAATGGGGGACAGTAATTTTCCAAACGCATTCGTTTTTGCTCACTCTATACATTTCTTTCATGAGTATTATAAATTTTTCCACGGTTTCACCAAGATGTTCAAGGGTGTGAAAAATGTACATTTCTTCAACGGTTGAAGTTTCTATGGGCCATTCTTTTTCACAGTCGAAAAGTAAATCTGGTTGACATCTTGGATCTTTATCAACATTGATAAAACCTGGTTTTTTATTGTACCCACAGCCTAAATTTATTTTCATAATTTTTGTATCACTATTTCTATTGCACTTTCAGAACAAAATTGAGTTTGATCTGTCGGTGAAATCTCTTTAAAGAAAAGAGTATCTAATAACTCTATTTTTTTTATTTTAATTGAATTAATTTCTTTTTGCAATAGTTCCAGAATGTTGACACTTTTGGGGCACCAAGATTTATCTTTTGCTATTGTAAACGAATGCTTATGATCACTATTAAAGAAAGAAGGCCACCTACGTTGCTCATATAAATCTTCATCAGGTACGGTAATGACGAGGTGACCTTTTCTTCTAACAACTCTAATCCAGTTGTGAAGCGCAATTTGTGGATCTAATAAATGTTCTAAACAGTGACTGCTAACAGCAAAATCGAAAGTATTATCTTTTATGTTTGAGAGATATTGTGCATCACCTTGATCCACATCCCATGATAAAACAGAATTTATTAATGGAAAAAATTCTTTATAAAAATTCAAACTATCGTTTCCTGCACCTATATCTATACCATTGCCTACGAAATATTCTCTGAGAACTCTGGAATCATTTAACCGCCGAGTGACGGCTTTTCGCATTTCATATGACATAATAGATTAAATCCAAGGATTCCAAAAAATTTCTCTATTGTATTGTTCATACAATTCAAGCCCGAGATATTCAACACAATTGACTGTTGTTCTATTCACTTCAGATTTTACTTTATGTAGTTCGGGTAATCCAATAGCCAAATCGTTGTAATTTTCTTCTTGAGTAATGTTTTTGAAATCATGTTCAAAATATGGCAATTCAAAGAATTCATAAATTCTTTTTGTTTGAGCTTTAGGGGTACTACAATATCTATTGTAATCAACAAATAAAAATCGATCTTGATATCCCATTACAATAGCATCTTTAATGTTTCTATGTGAAAGCCCTAATGGACCTTCTGGGCCTGCATAATAATAAGCTCTTGATGCAATATTTGATCCTTCTCTGAGAGCTTTATCTACCCGAGTAAAATATAAAGGATTTTCTTTTCTTAATCTTTCAAAACTAGAGAGTATTTCTGCTGGATTTCTTACGCAAATAATCATTTTTATCTGCCTTTGTAAAACCGCTTCAACTAGTGGCAGTAATGAAACCCATCCTCTATCTTTATCAAAGATAATAGGTTTGTCTATGTGATTGTAATATCCCTGTAGAATGGCAGAAAGCACACCAACTTTTGCTTTTTGATTATTATATTCTTGATTTGTCTCAAAATTATCCCAACTTGCATTCACTGTACCAATAATAGAAGACAATGAAGTCACCGCTTCACCGTGAATTTGAGGATTTTGTTTTAGTATATTTGTGATTAAGGTTGAACCAGAACGAGGAAGCCCAGAAATAAAGTGCAATGTTTTCATAACTAACTCCAATTATATGTAAAAAAAATATTTATGCTTCTTTTTTAGGTGCAGGAAATTTATCGTTAAGTTCTGTACTTAGTTGTTCGAAAATATCTTTCCAAGCACTGAACTTTTTTTGCCTAAAAACCACCGTTTCTTCTGAATACCATGGGCTATGTCTGTCACCATACGCCCAAGGGTGATATGGTAATATTGGTACGATAACCCACGTAGGTTTACCCATTGCACCTGAAAGATGTGCAATGCTTGTGCATGAAGAAATGACCAAGTCCAAATTTTCAATACAAGCCGCAGTATCTTCCCATGAAATTAAAACGTGTTGCAAATCAAAAATTTCCTCAGGCAATTCTCTTATATCATTATCTCTTTGTAATGAATAGAATTGTATATGTTCTCTGTTTTTATAGAGATTGATTAATAATTCTGGTGGAAAAATTCTGAATTGTTGGTGTTCGAACTTTGGATTTCCACTCCAACGAATTCCAATTTTAATTTTCTTTGTGCTTAATATTGATTTCCAAATTTCAACACTTTCTTGACGAGCGAAAATGTAGGGCTCATTTGGAAAATTTTCTACAGTGTGCCCGAATAACCAACTACAACTAAAACCTGGTATCCAGAAGTCGTGATAAGTTGAAGACACTTCATCAAGAACAATACACTTTTCTACGCCTGGAATTCTATTGAACAAGGAATGAATTGTTTTATCACAGCAAAGTATTGCTTTACCTCCTCGCAACATAACTTCAGTGGCAAACCTGGCTTGCATAATATTGTCACCATAACCTGCTTCTAAATTTATGATTACGCTTTTACCTTGTAACGAAGATCCATCCCATATGGGCTTAGTTGTGTTTAGTTTGCCGCTACCGTAAACACTAAGTGATCTTCCATATTCAAGGCACTGAAAACCTTCTTGCCATTTTCCTTGGTTTATTAAAAACCATCCTCGATTAAACTTTGATCTGGGATTATTAGGATCGATTCTTTCAAGTTCTTCGGCTATTTTCCAAGCCTCATCAAATCTTCCACGTATCATTAAATTTAATTGTTGATCTATCAAATGCATGATTATTCACCATATAAAAATAGTATTTATAATTATAGTTAACGTGCTACTGTAAAATCTCTTCCTGTATCAACTAGTATCCAATTACTTGCTCCAACTTGAACTGGGCTGGAAAGGTTTGTTGTAACACCTTGCCCTAATCGGCCGCTACTACCAGAACCCCAAGTAAATAATCCACCGTCAGAACGTATTGCTGCTGTATGCTGATGCCCAGCACTCACTGAGGTCCAACTGCTTGTTCCAACCTGAACTGGGCTAGAAAGATTATTTGTATTTCCTTGACCCAAGCGCCCATAACTACCAATCCCCCAAGTAAACAAAAGATTATTTGATCTTATTCCTGCTGTATGAAGATATCCAGCACTGACCGATATCCAAGATTCCGTTGTTCCGACTTGAACTGGGCTAGAGATGTCAGTGGTGCTACCTTGCCCTAATTGACCACTAAGATTGCGCCCCCAAGTATATAAAAGGCTATCAGCCCTTATTGCTGCGGTGTGTGCACCACCTGCACTGACTGAGTTCCAACTATTTGATCCTATTTGAACAGGGCTAGAAAGACCTGTTGTATTGCCTTGCCCTAATTGCCCATTATTGTTTGCACCCCAACCAAACAAAAGACTGTCCTCTCTTATTGCGAAGGTTGTTTCCAAACCAGCAGAAACTACTGTCCAAGAACTTGTTCCTACCTGAACTGGGCTTAATGTATTGATAGGATTATTTCCTACCAATGTTGGGCTACTACGGCTTGCTATAATGTTTATTCCTAATTCTCCTGAAGAATTAGGACCAAATGTAAACAATCTTTTATCAGAACTTATTGCTGCTGAACGCGCTATTGGTCCTTTTATAATAGAATCCCAAGAACTCGCTCCAACTTGAACTGGGCTAGAACGATTAGTTGTATTACCTTGCCCTAATTGGCCAGAACCATTGTTACCCCAACTAAACAAAGCTCCATCCGAACGTATTGCTAATGTATGTTCAAAACATGCGTTGACTGTGGTCCAATTACTCGCTCCAACCTGAACTGGGCTAGAAAGTGCTGTTGTACTACCTTGCCCTAATTGACCCCATACATTTCTTCCCCAGGCAAATAATCCGCCCCCTGAAAGTATTGCAGCGGTATGATAACCTCCGGCACTGACTGTGGTCCAATTACTCGCTCCAACCTGAACTGGGCTAGAAAGTGCTGTTGTACTACCTTGCCCTAATTCACCAATACTATTTGCTCCCCACGTATACAATCCTCCTGTTGAACGTATTCCTGCTGTATGACTTCTACCAGCACTGACTGTTGTCCAAGATTCGGTTGTTCCAACTTGAACTGGGCTAGAACGTGCTGTTGTACTACCTTGCCCTAATTGACCAGAAGGGTTTGCTCCCCAAGTAAACAAAGCTCCATCGGAACGTATTGCTGCGGTATGGTAATTTCCGGCACTGACTGTTGTCCACGAACTTGCTCCAACTTGAACTGGGCTGTTAGTGTTGATCGTGTCACCTTGACCCAATTCTCCAGCAGTGTTGCTGCCCCATGTAAACAGTAAACCATCGGAGCGAATTCCTGCCATATGAAAAGTTCCGCCTGCAACTGCTGTCCAACTATAAATTTGTGTTCCTGAAAGCCCGAGTTCTCCAAAATATCCTGTACCCCATGTAAAAAGTGCTCCATCAGAACGTATTGCCGCACTATGTAATTTTCCTGCATCAACCGATGTCCACGAACTAGTTCCTAGTTGTACTGGGCTGGAACGGTTTGTTTTATCTCCTTGCCCTAATTGACCAGCAGTATTTCTGCCCCATGCAAACAATCTACCATCAGATCGAATTGCCGTTGTGTGATAATTACCTGCGCTTACACTTGTCCAAGAGCTTGTTCCAACTTGAGCAGGTAAAGAATTGGAAAACAATATATTATTACCTACTTGAACTGGACTAGAACGTGAGGAAGCTAAATTTATACCTAATTCTCCAGAACCACCTCTTCCCCAAGCAAATAATAAACTATTTGAATTTATTGCAAAAGTATTTTCTCTTTTTGATGCATTTACAAATGTCCAACTACTTGTTCCAACTTGAACTGGGCTGTTAGTGTTGATCGTGTCACCTTGACCTAGTTGCCCTATATTATTAAAACCCCATGTAAAAAGTGCACCATCGGAACGTATTGCGGCAGTATGTATATCTCCTGCGCTAACTAAATTCCAACTACTTGTTCCAACTTGAACTGGGCTAGAAAGATTGGTTGTATTTCCTTGCCCCAATCTTCCAGCGTTACCTAATCCCCAAGTGAACAACGCCCCAGTGTTTCGTATTGCTGCTGTGTGCTCATTCCCGGCACTAACAGAGGTCCAAGAACTGGTTCCAACTTGAACTGGGCTGGAAGCGTCCGATGTGTTTCCTTGCCCTAATTGACCAGAGAGATTTCTACCCCAAATAAACAACGCCCCAGTGTTTCGTATTGCTGCTGTATGAAAAAGCCCGGCGCTGACAGAGGTCCAAGAACTGGTTCCAACTTGAACTGGGCTTGATAGGTTTGTTGTAGTACCTTGCCCTAATTGACCAGTAGAATTAATTCCCCAAGTGTATAAAGATCCAGTGTTTCTTATTGCGGCGGTATGATATTGCCCAGCGTTTACTACACTCCAAGATTCTGTTGTTCCAATCTGTACTGGGCTTGACCTATCTGTAAGATTGCCTTGCCCAAGTTGCCCAAAATTATTACTTCCCCAGGTAAACAAAGCTCCATCTGAACGTATTGCCGTCGAGTGTGAATTTCCTGCACTTACAGAGGTCCAACTACTTGCTCCAACCTGAATTGGGCTTGAACTACTCGTTGTATTTCCTTGCCCTAGTTGCCCATTATCGTTGTCGCCCCAAGTAAAAAGTAAACCATCCGATCGTATTGCTACTGTGTGCCCGTTGCCTCCACCGATTGTAGTCCAGCTATAAGGTTGTGTTAAAATATCATACCCTAATTGTCCATCACTATTGTTTCCCCAAGTATATAAAAACGAACTATAGCTTACACTGCCCGCAGCCGCAAACATTGAACCGATATCCACGCTCGTGAATTTAAAATTTGTTGTACCAAAAGCTGTGCCACCACTACTTACATCATAGAAATAGTTTGAAATATCAGTGCCTCCGACTTTATACCTTACATCGGCTCTTTTGGCTGTTACTCCTATAGGCTCAAATAATAAATCTAAATCGACACCATTAGCTTTGAAATTTGTAGTGGGCATTTATTTTTTCGTTTAATGTTATTAATTTAAGAGGATACCATTATATTTATGTCTTTAGTGCTGATGTGGCCTCCCCACCGGAACTAACATTCGTCCATTGACTTACTCCAACTTGAATAGGGCTTGTACGAGTTGTTGTATTACCTTGCCCCAATTGGCCGTTAGCGTTTAATCCCCAAGAAAATAATGCTTTATCGGATCTTATTGCAAAGGATGAAGTAATTTTAGCACTCACTGCTGTCCAAGAACTTGCTCCAATCTGAATTGGGCTAGAAAGTGCTAATGTGTTACCTTGCCCCAATTGGCCGTTATTACCTAAACCCCAACTAAACAAACCTCCATCTGAACGTATTGCTAAGGTGTGTATATTTCCTATGCTTACTGCGGTCCAACTGCTTGTTCCAACTTGAACTGGGCTAGAACGATTAGTTGTATTACCTTGCCCTAATTGGCCATTAACATTACTGCCCCATGCAAATAAAGCCGAATCAGAACGTATTGCCGAAGTAAAATATAAACCACAACTCACTGCTGTCCAAGAACTCGTTCCAACTTGAACTGGGCTAGAGAGGTTTGTTACATTACCTTGCCCTAATTGCCCATTGTTGTTAAATCCCCACGTAAATAATCCTCCTTCAGACCGTATTGCTGCTGAAAAACTCAGGCCTGCGCTTGCAACTGTCCATGAACTAGTTCCAATTTGAGTTGGAGAATTTTGAAATGATAAACTGTTTCCGATTAAAACGGGGCTGAATAATGTTGCTGTACTACCTTGCCCTAATCTACCATAAGAGTCTCCTCCCCAAGTAAATAAAAGCCCATCGGAGCGTATTGCTGCTGAAAAACTCAGGCCTGCGCTTGCAACTGTCCATGAACTAGTTCCAACATTAGTTGGAATTGAAATCGTTGTTGTAGCACCTTGCCCTAATTGCCCGTTAAAGTTTCTTCCCCACGCTTGTAATTTATTATCATTTCTAACCGCTAAGGTAAATCTGTCTCCTGCACTCACTGAGGTCCAACTGCTTGTTCCAACCTGAACTGGGCTTGATCTGGTTGTTGTATTACCTTGCCCTAATTGCCCATAGTTGTTTCTACCCCAAGTAAATAATCCACCGTCAGAACGTATTGCTGCTGAATGTGAATTTCCTGCACTTACAGAGGTCCAACTGCTTGTTCCAACCTGAACTGGGCTTGATCTGTTTGTTGTATTACCTTGCCCTAATTGCCCATAGATATTTCTTCCCCAAGAAAATAAACCACCATCAGAACGTATTGCATGAACCTGCGGAACAGATATTCCATTTCCCGCACTCACTGAGGTCCAACTGCTTGTTCCAACTTGAACTGGGCTGGAAAGGTTTGTTGTAACACCTTGCCCTAATTGCCCAAAGTCGTTTCTACCCCAAGTAAATAATCCACCGTCAGAACGTATTGCTGTTGTAAAAGAAGACCCTGCACTTACACTTGTCCATGAACTTGATCCTATCAATACAGGGCTTGATTTAGGTAGTATAGTTCCGTCTCCTAAAGTTCCATAATCGTTTCTACCCCAAGTAAATAAAAGCCCATCGGAGCGTATCGCTGCGGTGTGATTACCTCCTGCACTTACACTTGTCCATGAACTCATACCTATTAACACTGGGGCAGATCGATTTACCATATCACCTTGCCCTAATTGGCCTTGACTGTTTCGACCCCATGCAAATAGTTTTCCATCAGATCGAATTGCTGAAGTATGATAAATACCTGCGCTTATAGAGGTCCAACTAAAGATATCGCTTGTACCTAATTGCCCAACATTATTAAGCCCCCAAGTAAACAAAGCTCCATCGGAACGTATTGCAACGGTATGATTCTCTCCGAGACTTACAGATGTCCAACTGCTTGTTCCAACTTGAACTGGGCTTGATAAGTCTAGTAAATTGGTATTACCTAATTGCCCATAGTTGTTTCTACCCCAAGTAAATAAAAGCCCATCGGAGCGTATTGCTGCCATGTGGCTTGGGCTAGAACTTATGAATGACCAAGAGCTTGTTCCTAATAGAACAGGGCTACTGAGATTTATAAGCTGATTTCCTACTTGAGTCGGGCTTGATCTACTTGTTGTATTATTTTGCCCTAATTGGCCATAGTTATTCGCTCCCCAGGCAAATAAGATGTTGTTTGGTGTTACTGCTGATGAAAATGACCCGAACGCTTTTGCTATAGTAAAAGAAGAAAATTGTAATTGAATTGGGCTTGATCTGTTTGTTAAATCATTTAGACCCAATTGGCCATAGTCACTATTTCTACCCCATGAAAATAATAATCCATCTGAACGTATTGCTACCATGTGTTCAACACCCGAACTTACAGAAGTCCAAGAGCTTGTTCCAACTTGAATCGGGCTTGATCTAGTTGTTGCATTACCTTGCCCTAATTGACCTTGATTATTAAGCCCCCAAGTAAATAGTCCTCCTTGAAAACGTATTGCGGCAGTTTGTTGATACCCACAACTTACAGAAGTCCAACTGCTTGTTCCAACTTGAACTGGGCTAGAAAGGCTTGTTGTAACACCTTGCCCGAGTTGCCCAATGATATTTCTCCCCCAAGTAAATAATCCTCCTTCAGACCGTATTGCTGCGGTGTGATAACCTCCTGCGCTTACACTTGTCCAAGAGCTTGTTCCAATTTGAACTGGGCTATATAAAGTATTACCATTATTTCCTATTAAAACGGGACTGCTTTTATTTTCAAAAAAATTAGTGTTCAGTCCCTCTCCTATACCTAAAGGACCCTGAATGTTTCCCCAGGAATATAATAACCCATTAGATAAAATACCTAACGAAATGTTAAGAACACCTCCTGCGCTAATTGAAGTCCAAATGCTTGTTCCAACTTGAACTGGGCTAGAACGGCTTGTTGTAACACCTTGCCCGAGTTGCCCAAGGTTATTTCTTCCCCAAGAAAATAAACCACCACCAGAACGTATTGCAAGGGTGTTTTGATTACCTGCGCTTACACTTGTCCAAGAGCTTGTTCCAACTTGAATTGGGCTTGATCTGTTTGTTATATTACCTTGCCCTAATTGCCCATCACTATTTACTCCCCAAGTAAATAAACCACCGTCAGAACGTATTGCTGCGGTAAAAGAAGTGCCCGCACTCACTGAGGTCCAACTGCTTGCTCCAACTTGAACTGGGCTGGAAAGGTCTGTTGTAACACCTTGCCCAAGTGGCCCGTTGTTATTTCTCCCCCAAGTAAATAATCCTCCTTCAGACCGTATTGCTGCGGTGTGATTACGCCCTGTGCTTACACTTGTCCAACTGCTTGTTCCAACCTGAATTGGGCTTGATCTGTTTGTTGTATTACCTTGCCCTAATTTTCCATAAACGTTATCACCCCAAGTAAATAATCCTCCTCCAGACAGTATTGCTGCGGTGTGATTACCTCCTGCGCTTACACTTGTCCAAGAGCTTGTTCCAACTTGAATCGGGCTTGATCTACTTGTTGCATTACCTTGCCCTAATTGACCGCTACTACCAAAACCCCAAGTAAATAATCCACCGTCAGAACGTATTGCTGCTGTATGCCTATAACCACAACTTACCGCCGTCCATGAGCTTGATCCTATTTGTACTGGTGAAACTGTTCCTAATGTTATAGGATTATTAGTTGTAAAATTTCCATTACCTAATTGCCCGTAAATATTATTTCCCCAAGTAAATAATAATCCATCTGAACGAATTGCCGCAGCATGTGATGATCCAGCACTTATAGAAGTCCAACTAAAAATTGTTGTTACAAAATCAGAACTTAAGCCTAGCATGTTGTCGGCGTTGAGTCCCCAGGTAAATAATCCACCGTCAGAACGTATTGCTGCTGTGTGGTATTTTCCTGCCTCTACAGCAGTCCATGAACTGGTTCCAACCTGAACTGGGTTAGATGCATTACTCGTATTACCTTGCCCTAATTGCCCATGGTTGTTATTTCCCCAAATAAACAACATTCCATCGGAACGTATTGCTGCTGTATGTGAAAGCCCTCCACTTACACTTGTCCAAGAACTTGTTCCAATTTGAACTGGGCTTGATCTGGTCGTAGTGGTACCGTCACCTAATTGCCCAAAAGTGTTTCGCCCCCAAGTAAATAAAAGCCCATCGGAACGTATTGCAACCGCATGTTGTCTACCTCCGCCTATCGCAATCCAACTATTAAAAGCAGAAAAACCTGCCGGAACGCTTCCTAATTGCCCAACATTATTTCTACCCCAAACATATAAAAATTTATCAGTTACAACTGACCCTGCCGCAGCAAACAATGTACCGATATCTACAGTGCCGGCCTGCATGTTGGTTGTACCAAATGGAGTGCCGCCGTTTGTTACACTATAATAATAGTTAGAAATGTCGGTGCCTCCGACCGTATAACTTACATCGGCTCTTTTTGAAGTGACACCTATGGGCTCAAACAGCGTGTCTAAGTCGGCACCAGAAACTCTGAAACTTGTGGTGGGCATTTATATGAACACTTATCCTTGTGGAGGCTGCTCTGGAGGAGTTTCTTCTTCAAGTGGTTCTGAAGGCGCAACAGGAATTTCTAGAATGTCTCGATGTTCAATAACTTCACCGTTTTCCACTGTGTACCATGGAAAATCGGACATTTTATGAGTTTCTGAATTAAAAGGTGTTGTGTCTCTTACAATCTTAACAAATCCATTTTCTTTCATAAAGTTTTCATCGACTTTACACTTTAGATGAAAATTATCAATCCCTTCCCATTCTTTTGGAATCAGATCGTAAACACCTTTCAGTTCACCGTCAACAAGATTTGCATACACTGTCATTTTTTAAGCTCCTTTATAATATCCGTTAAATTATTTATTTGATTTTGTTGATCTTTGATTGCTTCGATCAACAGCCCGATAATGCTGTCATATGAAACAGATTTTATACCTTTTTCATTTGTCTGAACGATCTCTGGTATAACTTGTTCTACTTCTTGAGCGATTACACCAATGGATTTTTCTTTAGTTTCTTTCCAATTAAAACTTACACCACGCAAATTTAAAACTTTATTTAGTGAATCTTCAATGGTTGCCACATTTTCTTTGTTGTTTATATCAGATAATGTGTTGAAGATTGTGGCGTTCAGTGTGCCTGTACTCGGTCTGAAATAAAGTTTCGTACTGGAAGCTTCTGCCGTTTGATTAGATCCTACAGCGGCAACAAAAACTGGATAATGATCCGCTGCTGTTGATGTGTCATCTGTAGCGTTAATTGTTGTTGATGGTCCTGCTGGTCCCTGTGGACCTGATGGACCTTGTGGTCCTGTTGGTCCTGATGGTCCCTGAGGACCTGATGGTCCAATAGGTCCGATTGGACCTTGTGGTCCGGATGGCCCGATAGGTCCAATGGGACCTTGTGGACCTGATGGTCCTATTGGACCAATTGGTCCAATAGGACCCTGTGGACCTGTTGGTCCTGATGGGCCAATAGGGCCAATTGGACCAATGGGTCCTTGTGGACCAGTTGGTCCAGTTGGTCCTTGTGGCCCCCGATTACCCTTAAAATCGAAACCACAATAATAACTTTGTGTATCAACGAACGTAAATGGGCTAGGACCACTAAGAAATGAAACGCCGTATCTTACATAGGTTGTATTGTCTGTTATACTGTTAACAGTATAAAAGAATTGCGTTGAATAAGGATCAACATCCCAAAATAATTTTAGAATAGAACCTACAGTAACAGAATTTAATACTGCTCCTACATTGGTATATACTGCGGCTTCTTCATCATGTAATTCTATTTCAGTTACTAAAGTAGGATCGGTTTCATTAAATGACATTTCCCCCGAAGCAGGATTAGCTCCGGCTGTGCTATTAACATACCAATAACCAACATATGAGGAGATGCCTGCAACGCCTTGTGCACCTTGTGGTCCTGTAGGACCTCTTGGTCCCTGTGGTCCTGATGGTCCGATAGGACCAATGGGTCCAATTGGTCCTTGTGGTCCTGATGGTCCGATAGGACCGATTGGACCCTGTGGTCCTGATGGTCCAATCGGACCAATAGGTCCAATGGGACCTTGTGGTCCAGTTGGACCAGATGGCCCAATGGGTCCAATTGGTCCGATAGGACCTTGTGGGCCTGTAGGTCCTGATGGTCCAATGGGTCCGATAGGTCCAATAGGTCCGATAGGTCCAATGGGACCTTGTGGTCCTGATGGTCCAATAGGTCCTATTGGTCCAATGGGACCCTGTGGTCCTGTAGGTCCTGATGGTCCAATGGGTCCGATAGGTCCTATCGGTCCTTGCGGTCCAGATGGCCCGATAGGTCCAATGGGACCTTGCGGTCCAGATGGCCCGATAGGTCCAATAGGTCCTATTGGTCCAATGGGACCCTGTGGTCCTGTAGGTCCTGATGGTCCAATAGGTCCGATAGGTCCAATGGGACCTTGTGGTCCTGATGGTCCAATAGGTCCTATTGGTCCAATGGGACCCTGTGGT